GGTAAAGGCCGGCAACATAGAGGACTTTACCGGACGAGATGATTTTAGGATCGTGGAGGTGCCAAGCTTGGACACAATAAAAGTGACGCGCATAGGGACGATACCCTTGGGCGTAGATGGGCAAGACTTATACTTAAAGCTTGAGGATTTCGAGGCGGACATAACGGCCGATAGAATAGAGGATTTTTTTGCTACCAATTACTATGCAGAGACACACCAAGAGGCCGGAGGGTATTTTTGCCGGCACTACAATTGGCTGCCGTTTAACCATTCAACTAATACCGGTGTATTAGTCATTTATCAACAATACGATGTATAGGAGCTTAAGATGAAAACTAGAAAATGGTATTACGATGTAACGATAGGGATATACGACGAGGAAACAGGCGTATTAATCAATGAATTTTCAGAAGGCGCTCTTAGGGACGAAGTGGCATGCTTAATTGATACTGATGTAAAAAAACTAATGGAGGTGCAAGATGACATTTAATGCATACAACCATAACGGCACATGCTTAGGCACCTTTGATAATGAGAAAGACGCCTTGGCTTGTGCAAAAGAGTATCGCTATGAAACAGAAAATGCCGCGTATGTAGAGGAGGTGCAAGATGACATTTGACGAATTAAAGGCCTATGCCGCCAATTTAGGCTATGAGCTTTCAGATGACGATTGCACCGAGATTATATCCACCAGCTACGATGGCGAGACCGTGAAAGAGGCCGTTAACGATTTTTTAGACGCATACGAAAGGTAGATTATTATGAGCTTTGATTTTGAACATAGTGGGTATTTAGTAACGGCCGATGTGGACGAATGCTACGACGGCTACGGCACCGGAGACAGTCCTACCTTATACGAGGTTAAGCTTTTGCGAATAGTGGACGAGGAAGGCCTTGCCGTTCGTTTTAGCGACATAGGCAATGGATTCAGCGACAGCCTAGAAGACGAGGCCATTAGAATCTACAAGGGATATTAATGGTCAGCTATGCTAAGAGAAAACCCACACGACCGACGCCGGCGACTACGGCGAGAGCGCTCCACAGTATTGGCCAAGCCAGTAGAGACTAATTCACCTATTAAACTCAGCACCATATTCCGGCTTATATCGATGGTGTTGTTTGCAAACATATTTGGAGGGAAATAAAAAAGGGGCGCTAAGCCCCTTTTCTTTTACTCGGTTAAAGCATGCCTAAACATGTGCCATTGCACATGCGATAGCGGCCATTTTTCAGCTGGTATACACTCCACGCCACGCAACAGTAAATCCTCTGCTTGGCCACCGTCATACAGCAATAGCTCGGCCTTTAGTGCAGATGTTGTGCCGGCCGGATGATACTGCACTAAGATATATGTGGGACAGCCTAGGCTGGCATGCTTCAGATGGAAGGCGACTTGATGGGGACTAAGCGCTACCTTCTTACCGCGCTTGACCACTTTTAACTCCACCATTACAAACCTAGTCTTGTTCAGCGCTATCAGGCAATCCGGTATCCCTAGGTTCACTCTCGACTCTATCCTCGTGATGTGCGCCTCCGGTAGATTCTCCTTCAGTCTTTTGTATAGTCCGGCTTCGGGCTTTATTGCCATTTTCAATTACCTCGTTTGCGTCAAATGATGGTTCTACTTCGATCGAACTCTCTACATCGACAGGTTCCATATCAATGATGGTTTGAGGTGGAGCGCCGTAGATGCGTTTAATTTCCTCAAGCTTACGCATTACTTCGTCTTTACTCATACTATCGATGGTGCCTATACGAACTTCTTTCCTCTCGATGTAGATGGTGCCAAGTGCCTGGCCTCGACGATATTCAGCCGCTACGGCCGCACCATATGCGCCAGCCTCCAATGCCTTATCCCGTATCAATTGCAAATCCTTCATGTGCCTGTCGTAATTGGTGCCATACTTTGCATTGATTTCTGCACGATACTCTTGGATGGCGGCGACTACATGCGGACAGATTTCAGGATTGGTAAGCTTCCATGCCGTGACCTTTGCAGATTTCTCACTAAAGCCAGCACGGATGGCGCACTCTTTCATTGTGACTTGACCGTCACCTGATACCAGCTCTTGCACAAACTTCCACTCGCGGCCATTTAACTTCTTCTTCTGACTAAGCAAAGAGCCTACATTACTAGATAGTCTCTTCTGCAATTTATCCCCCAAGATGGGCGGGACATTCCAAACATCCTTTGCGGCCATTAGCTTACCCTCCGGCATATCCAAACATTATCGTCTTCCATAGGCTGTCTGACAGTAAAGCGTCTATTAGCTATTCGTTTATAGAATGACTTAAGTGCATGCCTGATGTTCTCTGCTTCTTTTTGAGAGCCAACAGATATGTAATCACCTATTATCATTGCCTTGAACGGATACTTAGCTCTTCCAGTATTTACGCTATGGCGGATAGTGTGTTGCCTAGGTGTTATTCCATTCATCTTTACTTCAACATCTTTCAAAGGCATTCTTGATTTCTCCTGATATATAAAACTACCCACGTAATATACCGATAATAAGTAGGCATGTCAATCAGATGTCTTTGTGTTCAAAAAATCACTTCCATTACTCTTTTCTAGCCAAAAAAAAGAAAATAATTTTTCCAAATTTATGTCTCGCGCGCACTTTTAGAACGATTTGGATTGCTCATTACGTCTATTATTTCAACGTAATGTAACGTAATGCTTGAAACCGTTGCTATGACTGGTTCATTACGGCATTACGTCTATTACGTCAAATTATAAAAAAATAATTTCATTTTTTTTTTTTTCAAAACGTCCCTATATGAGAACGCATAATTGCCCGTGGGCCGTGGTCCATGATCCATTCCCCTCCCACCACTCACCAAGCCCCAAGACCCACGCCCCAAGCCATTCAGACCATTCGCCCTTTCTAAAAAACACCGAAGTACCCACAATATACGCCCATTACGTCAAATTTCGTCCAACTCGCCTAAAAGTACCCACAATAATTCTTACTTAGGTACTTTTTTTCCACATAGATACTTTTTATAGGACACCTTTTCCCACAATAAGTATCTACTTACCTTCTTTATATATATTTAGCACAAAAAAAGAGACCATCAAATTAATTCGAAGGTCTCTATAAAACTTTTGCCGCTTTGGATCGACAAAAGAAGTTATTGCACCGTATTATTCAGTCCATGAAGTAGGCAAGATACAATGTGTTTCATGATGACGATTTCACCGAATTCTAGGTCTTGAATTTCGCCTACTTCTTCATTTTCTTTGCAGATAACGGGTGCGAACATAGGATACGTTATCCCGTCCACGGTAATCCTTACTATCTGCATTAGTTTTTCGTCGTCCATTGACGTAGTTTACTATGGTTTATCCGTGCTGTCTTCTACTACTCTACTCTTAATCTCCCAAAGAAGCCTTTTTACCCCTCCGTTGCCTACGGTATCCCGCATTTCTTTAAGCCTGTCATCTGCAGTAGAGTCTGCCCACGATCCTCTAGGTTCGAGTTCCTTGATGCATACCCATCCAGCTGCGCGAAGACTTGCGCCGCTCTCGTCGTGTTGGGTATAGGTAATGCATCTTTTGTATCCCATGGCCTTACCGGCACGCCAAATAGCACCATACAACATGCTATTTGCATTGGCGGTGCCATCGGTGCATGTTCGATTGACCTCCAGCGTGAGTCCATCATCAAAATGCCTTGCTACTGGACGGCCGGCCATGGCCACACCTACAAGAGTTCCTTCGTTCTCAAGGCCTATACTAAACTTATGCCCTCTTGGCGGCTTGTTGTGTCGATGCAAAAGCGCTACAAACTCACAGGCCTTTCTAAAGGTGATGGGAACGATGGTCATCTATCCGTGCTGTCTTCTATGAATTCCACAAGGGCATTGATATACCATTGCGCTTTCTTTAAGTCCTTCAGCGTGTCGTCTTTAAGTCCGGCGCGGGATAGATACTTGAGTGCGGTAAGGCGTAGATGCCCTCTGAATTCCTCAGGGGTGGACTTGGCCTCCATGTAGTCAATCGTTTCGATCCCTCCGCTGGTGTAGTGCGGAGGGCTGTTGATAAGGTCTTTTGTTGATGGAGAAGATTTCTTAAGCCACTCTTTCATTTCTTCCGCTGTCATTTCTATTATGTTACTCATATTGCTCCTCTTCCTTGTCTGCTTCTACGGCCGACGCAAGGTCGACCAGTAATCTGTCCCAAATGGTTTGTTTAAAGTCGTCAGGGTATTCATTCCAGGCCTTAAAGTATTCGACGTCCGGACGAAAGCCGTAAGCGTCTTTATAAAGGTCGGATAATAGGTCGGTGTCGAAGGTATATTTCATTCATTGTTCTCCTTCAACAGGAAATGAGGCGTGGGCCGTGGTAAACGGACGACGTTGTCTGGATGGAGACGGTATTTGCTACCCATTTGCTCCTTGAGCCGTGCAACTTTACTCTCGCGCAATGCGATAGCGGCTTGAAGTTCAGCATCGGGCAATTGCACACGTGCTAAGTCTATTAGATACATGATATTTTCCTTTTCTAACTTTCTATTAAACATAATTCACCCCAAAAACAGGTTTGAGTGACTAGAATACCATCATTTTTGGCTTTGTAAAGCTTTTTTAGCGAAAGTATACGATAAAAGTATCCCGAACGATGCGCCGAGCAGAAAAGCTTCTTTATAACAGAGGTAATAATCGAGGATTTCAGTCATTTTTCACCTTGGTAGGATATTTACCATATTTTGCATATTAATACGATAAATGTTATAAAGAGTCTTTCTGTAAGGGTATATTCTACTATGCCGCATAAAGATCCGGAAGTAAGAAGGCTAAAACAACGTCAGTATTCAAGCAAGCACTACCATTCCAACAGGGAAGAGCACATCGAGCGCATACGGGTGCAGAAGATTCGTATGCGGGCCGAGTGGGAAGAGTATAAGTCTACCTTGGAGTGCGTGCAGTGTGGGCAGAATCATCCGGCCACGTTGGACTTCCACCATGTTATCAAAGACCCCGCCAATAGAAAGATAAGTGAATTGACCCAAAACGGGGCATACAAGCTTGCCCGTGCGGAGATCGAGGCGAAGTGCGTGGTGTTGTGTGCCAGTTGTCACCGGATATGGCACCATGAAGAGCGCCAGATGAAGGAAGGGAGTTTTTTAGAGCGCTAAGTGTAAAGCATACTTTACATTTTGGCAGTCATGTTGCCGATAAGTAACAGGTTTTAGTTCAAAACTAAACTAAAAGTGTAGACCTACGCAAATAATTAAACTCAAAAACTGTATATACACACGGGGTGTATACAAAACGCCAAAAAATATACACGTTATCAAAACGTGTATACAAAACGCCAAAAAATATACACGTTATCAAAACGTGTATAAAATGTCTAAACAAATGTCTAAACTAATAGTTCTGAGTAACATATATGTTACCTTAACCTATTTAAAGCGACTTTTATGAACCACTTTGCAAGATAGTCGCGACTGTTTTAAAGTCGGCTACGATCGTAGTATTTGTAGCTACAAAAAACCCCGCGTAGTCTCCTGGGCGGGGTATGTATATACATTGTATATACTTATTTGTTCATTACGTACATTGTCACTTCGAAGCCAAAGCGCATTTCAGTTGCAGCTGGAGTTGTCCACATGATGTTAGTCCTTAATATATATTAAGCAAAAGTGCTTGTATGTAATAATCCGCCTAATATTACACACAAGCCATACGGATAATCATTAATCGCAAAAAAGTGATATATTACTTAGCCAGCTTCTCGGCGTTCTCTTTCATCTTACTAAGTATCAATAAGAAGCGTAGCTCTTCAAGTTCGGCGGCGGTCATACGGTCTTCCCGATATAGGTCGCAGAACTGTCCTTGAATTGGACTTCAATCTGGCAGTCCTGGCCTTTGTTTCCACTAAAAAGCTTATACAAGCCCAGACCCATGGAAAGAAGGCATATGGTCAACAAGGTCGCGATCACGACCGTCGCGCGGTCCACGCTCCTGTCTGGCTGACACGTGCACCGACGTCCTTGGTTGCAGTCCTGATTACATGCCATCGTTATTCTCCTTTTTAGAAGCAGTTAGTATTGCAATTGCCGAGGCTATCACAGCAAGTAGTACACATTACCATTCTACCGCCAGACATAAAGGTGTGAGTGGTGCATGCCGCGTATGCTGTTAATGAAACTACTAGTAATACTAATCCTACAAATACCTTTTTCATGTTATTTCTCCTCTTGTTTAGGTGTATCAACGGGTGGTGTATCTTCTAGCTTGACTGACCAGTCGATTTCCCCGTAATTTTTATCGAACTTGTCATTCTCGTTAATTTTAGACTGGATTTTATCTCCAGTGATATCGTTACGGGCTACCATTGCATCTCTCCTATCTCTTCTACACTAAAAGGATCCACCTCTTCGGTACTATCCCCTTTAAGCGTATAGTACTCTTTCAGCGCGTCCTCATGTAGGCCCGCGAGCCGTGAGAATTTAAACGCGTACACTTGCGCAAAAGACATCAACAATGAAGACGGAACCAGCTCTTCACTCTCCGCCATAGCACGTAGGTCATCCACGACCATCCAACAGTCCATAATGCTTTCTTCCATATCGGTATATACACTCATTTTTTGCTCCTTAAGCTCATTTTGTGCTCCTTATAAGTCGTTCGCTATTTCAAGTTCGACGATGTCTATTTCCGTCAACTTATCATTGGGTAGTTTTACCATTGCAGTAGTAGGGAAGTGACCTACACTAATTACTTCAACAACACATTCACCCTTTTGCCACCACATCCATTGATACAAATGATTCATTTTATTTAATTTCATAATTAGACTCTCTTCCCGTTTGCCGCGTCGCGGGCATCGCGTTCGGCTTCTTTCTGAAACCGTATGTATATATTTTCAATAAGCATTCCAATGTCAAGGTAATTAGTATCAGGCATACCTTTAACAATACCCGATACTGTTTGACCGAAGGCCTCTGCGTTCTTTTCATCTAGTTTATCCATTACCAATTCCCAAACATGCCCATGCCACTGCCAATGGCTACTTTACTGTTACGACGGCTCTTCTCTTCCTTCTTCATATTAAAGTCAGAAGCAGGACGTCGGCTATTAAAGTACATAGTCGTGTGTTCATCCACTTTTACTACAACGGGCTCCGCCTTTGCTGGCCGGCCTTCTCTTACTGGATTCTTCGTGTAGGTCCGTGGTCCTTGAGCCGCGCGCCGTTCTCTATGCAACTTGTTTTTCTCCGCCTTAATCTCGATCTCTTTGATGTCCCTACCTACATAAGGAAGCCCAGTAGGCGCATAACTGCACATGGTACGATTACTAACAGTACAGAAGTACGATTCATCGTCTATCTTAACGTAGCCTTTGCCACATAGCGCCTTAAGTAGGTTGTGCATCTGCATCTTAGAGATGTTAAGCCTCAAGCAAATCTGACTACGAGACAAGGGGTGCTTATTAAGAAGCTCCATTATCCTTAATTTGTTTTGCTCTGACTCAATAAATGCATCAGTACGTGTTTTCGAAACCATAATGCTTCCTTTCTTTTAACATTGCGTCTGCATACATGTAAGCTGTTTCTGCACAACTATGAGGAGGTAAGCCTCCTCTGGATGTTAGACCAATCATCGCGCACATTGCAAACATGTCTCGATAGTCTAAATCATATACATCATCTTTTGGAGTCTTTGCTGTCATGGATTTCTTCTTTTTTATCTGGTTGTTGAGGGTCAGGCTTCGTCGCTATGCCGGTAAGCCCAATAATAATTCCTATCAGTGCTGAAAGAGCGTAACTCATGACGCGGCCTTAGGCAAAAAGAACTCAAATTCGTTAATCACGGGCTTGGATGTTGCACGTTTGAACATGTCCAACTGCTCATGTAGGCCATCAAAGCTCTCTGATAAGATAGTGGCATCCGAATAGCCGGATAAACCACCGTCTTTATCGTAAAACACCTCTTTTATCTCGAAATATTCGCCCATTTCTTCATCATTGAAGCGTACTACACGGTGATTCCAGGTCATAGTATGTCCTTTGTATTTTTAGTAAAGAATTTTTGTTTAACTGCAGCACGTGCAGCCAACACATCGTCTTCAAATTTTAATATTTGATCGTGATTAAGCGTATCCGTAATGTTAATACGACGGATTTTCCCTGTCTTTAGATTTCTAAGCTCAAACCAGACCTCTTCGATTTCAATTTGCTCTGGAATGTACTCAAAATCATCGTCAATGGAGCCATACATCTCCGGAAGGACGCTGTAATTAAGTAAAACGTCTTGCATTAAAGATGATTTAACGGCGCCCATTAGTCTGCTCCTCTAAAAGCTTATTAAACTCGCGTTCAATAAGGTCCATAGCCGCTTGTCCGATAGAAACATCGTAATAATCTGCTAATTCTTTGAGCATTGCGTAAGATTTTGATCGGATGATCAAAGTAGCCCATGCAGTGTCTCTTTGTGATGGCGATTTTGCCATTGGCGCTCTCCTTTCTAATGAAAAGACACTGTATCATAAGCTTTTAAGATTATGCAAGCACTTTTTTATCGTGCTCCGCCCCAAGAAGTACCGATTTCTACGTCTACTTTGCTCGGCACTTCCAAATCAACGGCTGTACGCATGATTTCTGCAGCTGCTTCAGCCTCTTCACGGTTCTTAACTGACACGGCAACCTCATCGTGCACCTGTAAAAGGATACGGAAACCTGCTTTATGCAGTGCAATCATGGCCGCCTTGGTCTGGTCGGCCGCAGAACCTTGGATTAAACGGTTCAAACCCTTGTATGTACCCGCACGCTTGATCCGTGGTCCGTATTCCGAGACGGCTTGTTCATAAGGAAGCGCCTTGTTCACTCCCCATGCGATTGGCTCCCATAATGGGAACCTACATTTACGCCCTAGAAGGGTGCGAATAGCGCCATTTGACGACGGCTTTTCAATACGGCGCATGACCGCGTCGACTGTACCACGTAAGAATGGTACTTTATTGTGGAAGGTGCTCATCAATTCACTGGCTTCGTCCACAGGAAGGTCCAATTGTCCGGCTAATTTGTTCTTGCCCATGCCATACATCAAGCCTAAACCGATTGTCTTGGCTTGTTTACGCTCAATGCCTGCCATGTCTGCCACCATTTGATGGAAATCCGTGTCAGGATTGTCCCGATAGGCTTGTGCCATCTTCTCTGCACCGTCTAATCCGATAAGCGTAGCGTAATGCACTAGCAAACGCGGCTCTTGTGACGAGAAGTCGTTCGCGGCCCATAGCTCGCCTTCCTCTGGAAGGAACAAGGAGCGCACTAGCGGGCCTATGACCTCGTGTCTTGCGGGGACCTGCTGCAGGTTAGGCTGTGACATAGATATCCTGCCAGTCACC